ACAGCGTCAAGCCGGGGGAGTGGTTTCAACCGGATATGAAAGGGCACCTGCAGGCCTGTTGTGATTGCGGCCTCGTTCATCGAATGAATTTTCGCGTTGGTAAGGACGACAAGGGCAAAGAGAAAATACAGTTTCAGATGTTCAAGGCAGTTAAGGAAACTCGGGAACTTCGAGCGTGGATGAAATGAGTAAATCGAAGCTCGACCCGAAGCGCACCCGGTTCGTTCAGGAATATCTCATCGACTTGAACGCAACCCAGGCCGCGATCCGGGCGGGATACTCGAAAAAGGCGGCAAATACAGATGGCCCGCGACTGCTTGTAAATGCATGTATTCAGAAGGCGATTCAGAAAGCGATGGCAAAGACGGCTATGCGGCTTGAGATCACCCGGGATGAATGGCTGGGAGAACTCAAGCTGATCGGCTTTTCAGATTTAGCCAATCATATCACGGTCAATGAAGATACGGGGGCTATACGGGCCAAGGGCTTCGAGGATATGCCCAGGGGTGCAAGCCGGGCCCTCGAATCCATAACCGAGATTCGAACGATCCATGAAGATCCTAAGGGTGAGCAAAGCATCGTCAATGAACGGGTGACGTTCAAACTTCATTCAAAGATTGAGGCGCTTAAGACTATCGGGAAACATCTCGGATTCTTAACCGATAAGATTGAATACTCCGGGCCGGCGGGCGGGCCGATGCTTATGATTATGTCAAGGCCCGGAAAATGATTGCCGCCAAAACGCTTTACGAGGCAACGGATCGGCAAGACCTTTTTCATCATGCGCCCGAGATGTTCAAACTCTATGGGGGTGCAATGGGCGGCGGGAAGACGGTTGCCCTATGCGCCGAGGGTATTGCGCTCTCGAATGATTATCCTGGAAATCGCGGATATATCTGTCGGCATACCCTGACCAGTTTTAAGAAAACGACATTCCTCGTTCTTGATGCGATGCTTCAACGTTCAAGCCTCATCGCAAAACACAACCAGTCCGATCACGTCTATTCCCTCCGCAATGGATCAACGATTTTCTATGGCGGACTCGGGGATGATACCAATGCCATTGAAGCCTTAAAGTCAATGGAGCTCGGTTGGTTCGGCATTGATGAAGCTTCGGAGACAACGGAGAAGTTTTTCCTCATGCTGGCTTCGCGCCTTCGTTTAAAACTCCCGAACATCCAATACTTCGGAATCATGGCAACGAATCCTGACCCCGGTTGGCTTAAACAGCGATTCATCGATCGGCATGATCCGAATCATGTCTTCATCCCGGCGCTCCCGAAAGACAATCCGTATCTGCCGGCTGATTATGTTGAACGGTTGCGGGCCGTGTTCCCCGATGACTGGCAAGCTCGATTCATCGAGGGTGACTGGGCAGCCTTCGAAGGGACAAGCAACGTCTTCCCCTATCAGGCAATCCAAGCGGCGGTCGAGCGTGATCTGCCCGAAGGGAAGCCGATAGAGGACGGCGTTGATGTGGCCCGATATGGCGACGATGAAAGCGTTATCGCTGTCCGTAAAGGTCCGGTTGGGCGCATCAAAAAGACGTTCAGGGAAAATGACCTCATGCAATTGACGGGTGAGATCATCCAAGCCAAGGCAGAGGATAAGGCTGAAGCCCTGAAGGTTGATGCCGACGGCATGGGCGGCGGGGTCGTGGATAGATTACGTGAACAGGGACATGCCGTCGTTGAGATTCACGGCGGGGGCAAGGCTTCCAATTCAGAGAAATTCAAAAACAGTAAAGCCGAAATCCACTGGGCCTTCCGTGACCGATTGATTGCCGGGGACATTGACCTTCCCGATGATCTTGAATTGAAAGCACAACTCACGTCGATAACCTATCGGGTCACCTCATCGGGGCAACTGGAAATCACGCCCAAGGAAGAAATGAAACGCAAGGGGCTCAAGAGTCCCGATAGGGCAGAGGCGATGATCTATGCGTTCGCCCAGGATACGAGCCCGAAGGCGGGTTTCTTAATGACGGAAAATTCGCTCTATTAAGGCCACGGGATAATGAGAATTCAAACGCGGCGTCAACAGATTCAGGAATTGCAGGGTGAGGTCCATCAACAGAAAGCCACAATTCAAGAACTCATCGTCGCCCAGGATAATATCTTCACCGTAACTGTTCAGGCAAATAAGAAACATACCGGCAATCGCTATAAGGATTATGGGACCGCCGTTGCCGAAGTATCCAAGAAATATCAGAATCTTGCTGACTGGGGCGGTCTCCAGGTTGGGAACATCGTTGACCTCAGGGCCGCTTATATCGTCGGCCAGGGGATCAAGGTCAGCAAGGTCGAGGCGGAAGGTGAGGACGCGACGCGGGAATACGATTTCGCCCAACGCTTCATTGAGGCCAATAGTCTCGATCATGAACTCCCGCAAGACTTAGCCCGGGAAGCTGAGATTGAGGGCAAGACGCTCATCAAACTGTTCTCCCGTCCAGATGCAGAGAAAGGAATCGAAGGATTGGATATCATCCTGCGTTGGGTTTCCTGGACGTCAAATGCATATACGGTCAATTTCGATAAAGAAGATTATCTGAAACTCATAGACGCGAAGTGGAATTCCCCGGCGGGTTTGGCGATGACGCTTACGCCGGAGCAATGCGTTTATAAACGATTCGCCGGACGGCTCGATATCCCGAATGAGACCATGCCACGCGTGGCTAAATGCCTTACCCAGATTGAAGACCTCGATATGGCGCTTTGGGATTGGCGGAGGATCAACTTCCTCTTTGCCGCCCCGCTTCTTCATATTCAATGCGTGGACAATGAACAGGTCAAGGATATGAACTTGGCAATGAAGGGCGTTAATTTTCTCGCCGGGACGGGACTCGCTCATACCGGCATACTCTCCTTTGCCCAACCGTCTTCCGAGGGCCAGGCCGCCCTCGAGTCAGAAATCCTGACCAAGATGAAGCTCATCAGCGGGACCACCGGCGTTCCGATCAACGCACTTGGCGCCCCCGAACTGACAACGAAACTCGGGGCTGACTCCCAGGCCCAGCTCGACCTTATCGCCATGTCAACGATGAAGGAGCGGGAAGTTTGGCACGGGGCATATCAGGAGTTGCTCGAGAAAGCGATGCTGATGTGGAACGCGGAGACGAATAAGACTCCGCTCCGGCCTTGGCTAATCAAGGTCGAATTGCCGGTAGTGACGGAAGCACAGTGGAACCGGATCACGTCGGTATGGCTCCCGTTGAAGAATGCGGGAGAGATAACGAGCAAGACTTTGCTTGGACAGATACCGGGAATTGACGCGGAGGCAGAGACGGAGGCGTTGAAGGCGGAAGATAAGACGGCGTTGGATAAATTCACGAATCAGCCTGACTCGAATGCAGACCCGAACGCCAATCCGAACGTGGCGGATAATCAGACGCCCGCCGGGAATCAAGGCAACCAAGGGAATCTATCGGGGCTTACGGGCCAGGTTATTAAATACAAATCGAACCCTGGAAACCTGATGAAACGAGGAGGAGGACAATGAGCCACATGATTAATGGGCGGACTTATCGGGACGTTTTAACAACGAACACACTTCCGGAACCGGCGAAGGTTGAACCTGTGAAGCTGAATCAGATCACGTCCGCGATCATCCCGGAGGCCGTGCCCAAGCCGGAAGGCTGGCAACCGAAGGGTGACGGGTTTAAGAAAATGATCACCACGCATGATGAACCGAAGGAAAAATTCAAGGTGGTCATCGAGGAATCGAAACCCGGAGAACCTAACCCGGGTGATTGGATCGATAAGCAATTCAAGGCCGACTTGAAGGAAACCGCGACGCATGACCCGTATTTTGATCGAGACGTTGATGACATGAGCAAAGTTGAACCGAAACCCGAACCTGAACCCAAGAAGAAAGCCGGACGGCCGAAAAAGGCATAAATGAAAGTCGGAAAGACGGGGCTCAAAATGAGTTCTGGCAAGACCGTGCATTTCAGATCGAAGGCGGCCCGGGGACGGTTTGAGCGCGTCGCGCTTGCCGTTAAACACGGATTCAAACCGACAAGGAAGGGGAAATGAAATTCCGTATCGCGGGCGAACAGATTCAGGAAATGGCGGCTGACGAAATTTTGGATCACGTCTCCGCCTCCGCTTATAAGCGGATCAAAAAGGATGACCCGAAGGCGGAGTTCCGCGCTTACTGCATCGGCCATGAAGGGGAATCCACGGGCAAGGTTGTCGGCATGGGCCGCGTGATTAAGAAATGGGCCCGCTCCGCCGTCGAACATATCAACGAGAAGTTGAATATCGGAACCAAAATCTTTCACATGCACGGCGATACAAATGACCATGAGGGGCGCAAGCCAATCGGGGAAATCGTCGGCAAGGTGCTTTCCGATATTGCCGGTCAGTTGTCATCCATCGCGGTCATGTACATCTACCCGGAATATCGGGACGTACCTTTGGACATCGCCTCGATCGAAGCGGATATCAATATGCCCGAAACGATCAACCCCAACGCGCGGGCGGTGGACGTTGACGTCGAAGAAATAACGGGAGTGGCTTTGGGAAACTCCCAGATAACGAAGCCGGGATTCGCGGGGGCGACGCTCTTGGCCTCTTTGCAAGAGTTTGCCGCCAATGCGGATCACGAGAAAACCCCCAAGGAGGGAGACAAGCCGATGACCAAAGCAGAGTTGATTGCGGCCATTCGAGAAGCGAAGTTGAAGCCGTCCGATCTATTCGGATCGGATGAGATGTCCGATGATCCTATCGTCCAGGGCGTCATTCGAGACAAGCGTCGGAATGAGGATGGGTTCGAACGGCGGATGTCCGAGAAGTGGGAGGCTGACAAGGCGAAGTTGGAACAGGAAAAGAAAGACCTGCAAGGCAAACTCGACACTTCCAACCTGGGCCTGCTCAAAACCAAGGCGGCCGACTCCCTAAAGACGGCCATCGAAAAGCGCAAGCTCGATGATAAACAGGCGGCCTTCGTCACGAAGAACGCGGCGAAGTTCATCCCCAAAAGCGAAGATACGCTGGCGGGCGACCTGGACAAATTCATCGACACGCAGATCGATGACCTCAAGGGGTTTACCGAACTCTATGGGATCAAACCTGGAGAGACCGGGAAGGCTGGCTTAGGCGCGGGCAAGGCCGGGGATACGTCCGTTGAAGACCTCCTCACCCCTGACAATTTGAAGGACGAAATCAAAAAGTAAAGGAAAAAAATCATGGCCGAAACTGGCCTCAAACTCAGAAGCGGACTACCGGGTGAAAACTGGCGGTCCTTCAAAACCACGGCTCCTTCGCCGGGCGTTACGGCGGGAGAGCCGGACCTCATCGGCGCGACTGTGGGCGTCTATGCCCAGACCGCCGCAACCGGAGAGGATGTTGCACTAATCTATCACGCCGAAAAGATCGAAGTCCCCAAAGTCGTGACGACCGCCTATGGCATTTTCACCGCCGGGGATAAGGTCTATTTTGACCACTCCGCCGCCAAGTTCACGAAGGCAACGTCCGGTACGTACCTGTGCGGCATCTGTGTTGCGGACGCGGCTGTCGCCGCAACTTCCGTCCTGATCGACCTCGACGGCGCTCATGTGACGGCGAGCTGAGGAGGACAACATGGGCATTTTAATCAAAGACTGGTCAAAGTTTGAGTGGAAAAACCCCGCTCATATCAAGGCCCTTTACAAGAACGCCGGGAAATTCATCGCCGGTCCTTCGAGTGATGAATATCGGATGGCCACTGCGCGTATCCAGGAATTCGGTTCCCCCCAGGATTTCCCGACTTCCGTCCTCCAGGTGCTTGACAAATACCACCTGACCCAACCCTACGATACGGGTTGGCAGCAAATCTACAAGGATATCAACCTGACCGGATCCAGTCGGAACGGCTGGGACATCACGGACGTCGAGAGCGGACTCACCTTTGAGAAGATGGTTATCGGCGACAAACTCGTCCCGAAAAAGATGTGGGGCACGAAAAATCACGTCTACTGCGATTTCTATGGTGGGGCTCTTGGATGGCATCAGTCCCTATTCGATGACCAGGAATACTGGACCATCGAAGACAACGCCATCGAGTTTCGCGGCGCGGCCTTTAAAAAACAAGCCCAGGTGCATTACGCCCTGATCGAGGCTGTGGCTGCGACGGGTGCCGTGGCTTGGGTCGCTCATCCCGACGCGGTGGCCTCCGGAACGCCCGGTTATCATGCCGGGCGGGATATCACCACCATGAACGCGGCCGCTCTTCAGATTTACCAGGCCGTTGAGAGCAAGGGCTACAACATCAGCCCGGGCGGCGTCGTGTTCAAGGTTTTGACCCCTCTTGAGTTGCAGGGTCGGGTCAAACAGGCCCTGGCCGCCCAACTTCAGCCATTCGCCGGGAGCATCGGGATGGCCAACTTCTCCTTCCAACCGATCTATACCAACATGCTCGTGGACAAGACCCACGCTTGGGTTATCCTCCCGGGGAACAAACTCCAGTCCGGACGCCGAATGGACCTCACGATGTATGAGGATTTCGACATGCTGTCCTATACGAAAAACGCGGCCGGATGGATGCGCTATGGCGCCGTGATCGGCGACACGGACCAGGTGGCCCGGATTGCCTTCGCGTAAGGCCAAGGAATAGGGGAGGCGTGATCCTTTGACAACGCAGATGGGGGCCGGACGCGAAAGCCAAGGCCCCCGTCTTTTTACCTGAGAAATGAAATGGGCGAAATGATTAGAACGAACGATCCGCGGGTGACTCGCATTATGGCCCAAAAGCAGGAACAGACGCAGTTTGTAAATGGGCGGACCTATCGGGCAATTCCTATAGGTGAGCCTTTTGCAAATCGATTTCCCGATGGCTCATGGCAGGGCCAGCCGTGTTTCATCATCGGCGGCGGACCATCGTTGAAGGGATTCGACTTTGAGCGTTTACGCGGGCGCGGGAAGATCATCGCTATTAACAAGGCGTTTTACGATGTGCCCTTTGCGGACATTATGTTTGCGA